TTTATCTAGAAGATTTTGATTCGGACACGAATTATCGTTTGAGCAGTGCTCAACAAATCAGACAAACCATGAAACGCCTAAAGCCTGGAAAAGGCTATGCAATGAACATGCAATATCCTCGTCGTGATATGACGGCTTATGTTGCATGTAAGAAGGCTTTTGGAGATGACGCTGTTGACTATATTGTTGACAATTTCGAACGCACACCGTTAGACTATGACACGTTAGTCGCTGATCTCATGGAGTACGACAACATCGGAGCTCCGCGATTTCAAGATGACGGTCTATATGAAATGGTGTTACAATCAGTTCGTAACGAGTTCATCCCTAGTCAAAAGCTAGTTCCTCTAACAGTAGGAGCTGCTTGCGAACATCCTGACATGCCACGCAGCAAGTCAGCTGGCCTTCCGTACAAACTAGACACACCACGCACAAAAGGAGAAGTCTTTGATGACCCCGTTGAGAGAGATCGTATTAATAAACAATGGCACAAGAGAGAGAACTATCGTGTTCCTCCACGTTTACCAGACGTCGCGCTATTGGCACGAGCTCCCATCACCGAGAAGGGTAAACCAAAGATTCGTGCAACGTGGGGTTACCCCGCCGAAGCATTTATAGAAGAAGCACGCTTCTTCTATCCTTATATGCAATGGATTAAGCGTCAAGATAATGCATCTATCGCTTACGGTCTAGAGATGACAAATGGAGGAATGCGTGAAATTAATCGTGTCGCAACTACTATCCGTGGCACCTATGCTATGCTGGATTGGAAAAGATATGACAAGTATCTACCAGCCTGGCTTATTCGCGATGCTTTCTCTATTGTTAAAGAAGCGTTTGACATGAGCAAAGTACAGTGTGTTGAAAACAAGATTTGGCCTGTCCGCAGTGCTAGATCAGACCGACGATGGCAATGTATGGTGAATTATTTCATCAACACGCCCATTCGTACACCGAAAGGTATACGTTTTCAGAAGACACACGGCGTACCATCAGGTTCAGCATGGACTAACATTATAGATACCATCTGTAATGCCATCATTACCAGGTATGTTGTGTTCGACACAACAGGAAAATTTCCCGACTTCGACATGTTTTTGGGAGATGATTCTTTCCTTGTACTCTCAACCGGTTTCATCGATTTGGACAATCTCGCCGTAGTGGCTAAGGACAAGTTTGGCATGATTCTAAATAGCGACAAAAGCTATTTGACTCAGACTCCAGGAAACATCCAGTTTCTGGGTTATTATAATAAGAATGGTATGCCTTACAGATCCCAGCCGTTTCTGATCGCATCCGCTTGCTTACCGGAGTACCCTATCTATGATCCCATGGATTCACTAGCTAGGTGCATCGGACAAATGTGGACCACTCTAGACCCGTATTGGGCTGGACGTTGGTACATAGTTTGCAAGGAGATTTCAGAATACATCGGCCAGTCGTTGGAAGAGTCATACGATTACATCCGCGCTCATCCTTGGAAAATGAAGTATCTACAGACAGTTGGTATTGACCCAACTACTTTGGTACCCGTTTATCCCGATGACAACGGACTAATCTGGGACGTTTCTCCTAAGAACAACTGCCCCAAAGCAGTAACGTTATGGAAAAACCATCCTAGCAAACTGTGGCCACAAGTTCAAGCGCGTTTTGAACTTTACCAACACATAGAAGAGATTGACGGAATATCTGACCCTGATTACACTGATCCAGGTGAGATATCTATGTCTAAAGAGACAGTTGATGCTCAGGACCAAATGGAAGAACAGCATCTCATGGATTAACCTCCACAGATAAGCTCATTTAACTTTGATACCCCGAGCCAAACCACCATCATTAACAACTATAGG